GCATGGGTTGAAAAAAATCAGTGGTTTGGTGAAGATGAGATTATGACATTAGCTGCTTTTTCAATAGATAAATCATTGTTAGCTGAAGGTTTCGACCCAAAAACGGATGATTACTATAATGAAGTAGATAAAAGGATGCGAGAAAAGTTTCCGCAAGAGTTTGATGAGACTTCTACTAAGTCGAAGCCTCAACAAAAGGTGGCTTCAGCGGGTAGAGTTGCTGGCAAAGGTGGCTCAAAAAGACAAGTTAAGTTGTCTCCTGCAGAAGTTCAAATGGCAAAAAGATTAAACGTACCCTTAACAGAGTACGCAAAATATGTTAAAAGGTAACTTATATGACAGATAATACTGACAAACAAAACAGAACTTCACGTTCTGCCGACACTCGAGCTGATAAAGTAGCTCGCAAACCTTGGAGCCCACCATCCATGTTGGATACTCCTCCTGCACCTGAAGGTTATACCTATAGGTGGATTAGAGCCGAACTTGTAGGCCAAGAAGATCGAAAAAATGTAACAGCTAGATTAAGCGAAGGTTTCGACCTAGTAAGATCAGAAGAGTTGGACGCATCTTTTCAAGATCGTTATGACGCACTAGAAGAAGGCAAACATGCAGGAGTTATCGCAAGGGGTGGTTTGTTACTGGCTAAGATTCCAAATGAAACGCGTGATGAAAGAAACTCCTACTATCAAAACGCTGCTAGAACTCAACAGGATGCTGTTGATAATGACTTACTCAAGGAATCAGATCCTAGCTCTCCGATTTTAAATCCAGAGCGTAGTAGCAAGGTAACTTTTGGCGGTGGTCAAAGAGATTGACCACTTAACATATAATTTTAAATATATAAAGGTGACTTATTATGTCTAACAAAAATGCCCCATTCGGAGCAAAAGTAGTTGGTAAATTAGGTTCTGGAGTCCAAAATGGTGGAGTTACAGAATACGAAATTGCCTCTGGTGCTTCTGGGAATATTTTAGGTGTATTTAGAGGTTGTACTTTTACAAACTCTTCAGGTGAAACTGTTTTCAGTTCTCACTTTCCTGATGGCACTGTATCGTCCGATATTAAAGCATTTGTTGTAGATGATCCTGATGCTGTATTTGAAATTCAAAGTGCAGGTTCTCCAGCTCAAACTGATGTCGGTTTGAACGCTGATATTTCTTATACTTCTGGCTCTACCAAAACTGGTATGTCAGCCATGGAGTTGTCAGGAACAACAGCAGCAACTACTGCAACTTTTAGAATTATGGGTTTCTCAAGCGACCCAGACAACAGCACAACAGGTTCAGCTAACGTAAATGTGATTGTTAAATTTAACGAGCATTTCTATATCGATCCAACAGGAGTATAAATAATGGCAATTAATAGAGCACAATTAGCGAAAGAATTAGAGCCAGGTTTAAACGCCTTATTTGGTATGGAATATGCCCGATATGAGGCCGAGCATCTCGAGATTTATGAAACTGAATCTTCAGATAGAGCTTTTGAAGAAGAAACACTAATCGTTGGGTTTGGTAACGCCCAAGTAAAAGCTGAAGGTAGCGGAGTCAGATTTGACAACGCTAACGAAGGTTATACTTCACGTTACACTCACGAAACAGTGGCTCTTGCTTTTGCTCTAACAGAAGAAGCAATTGAAGACAATCTTTATGATAGACTTGGAGCAAGATATACCAAAGCCCTAGCAAGATCTATGGCAAATACAAAGCAAATCAAAGCTGCTTCAGTATTAAACAACGCGTTTAGTACAACAGGTGGTGATGGTAAAACTTTGATTGCAACAGATCATCCGCTTGGAGGTGGAGGTTCACTAGCGAATAGAGCCACAACTATGGCGGACTTAAACGAAACTTCTCTTGAAGATGCATTAATTGGCATCTCTACATTTACAGATGATAGAGGTCTTAATATTGCATTAAGAGGAATGAAGCTTATTGTCCCACCACAGTTAGTCTTTGTTGCAGATAGACTACTCAACAGCCCAGGTAGAGTTGGTACTTCAGATAACGATATTAACGCTATCGCGAATATCAACAGCATGCTTCCTGAAGGCTATGTAGTCAATCATTACCTAACTGATACAGATGCATACTTCATCAAAACTGACTGTCCAGATGGATTTAAGTATTTTGAAAGAAGTCCTATGCAAACTGCATTAGAAGGTGACTTTGACACAGGCAATATGAGATACAAAGCTAGAGAAAGATACTCTTTCGGTTACTCAAACTTTAGAGCCGTATACGGTTCTCAAGGAGCTTAAGGAACGGATTATTGTAGCGTTTCTCACTCAACTACAATTTTTAGGGAGCTTCGGCTCCCTTTTTTTGTTGCTTAGTTTGTATTGTGGGTGTAAACTCAAGATAGTTTTAAATTAATTAGCTTAATGAGGATCGATTCGATTTCCATTAATACAAGTAAAGGAGTTCATAATGGCTAATCCACATTTTCAAAACTTAATCTTATGGGCAGGTAATACTGTTGCTACTGAGCACAAGAAAAACCAGCCTATGTTTGCACCATATCCATCAGATCAAACATTTTATATGTATCATAATGATTTTTTTACATATAACTCTGGTGATTGGACTATAACAACTACTGAGGCTGGTACTGGTAGTGCATCTGAAGCTGTAAC